GTGTTGTATTTTGAATCAGAATCTGCAATCACCAAGCAAATGATTATTGACCGTGGAATTGATCCTAATCGTATGGTGATTCTTCCAGTGACCACTGTTCAAGAATTCAGAACACAATCCATCAAAGTGCTTGACAGATACATTGAATCTGATGTTAAGAAACCAATGATGCTTTGTTTGGATTCTCTTGGCATGTTATCAACTACAAAAGAAGTAGAAGATACTGCTGATGGAAAAGAGACTAGAGATATGACCAGAGCACAGGTCATCAAGGCTGCATTTCGTGTCTTGACATTGAAACTTGGTCGTGCAAAGATTCCAATGGTTGTCACTAATCACACCTATGATGTAGTTGGTTCAATGTTTCCAACAAAAGAAATGGGAGGTGGGAGCGGCTTAAAATACGCTGCATCTTCTATTGTTTATCTTTCCAAAAAGAAAGAAAAAGATGGAACAGAAGTTGTAGGTAATATCATTCATTGTAAGAATGCAAAATCTCGTTTGACTATTGAACACAAACAAGTAGATGTTCGTTTGATGTATGAAAGAGGTTTGGATAGATACTATGGATTGCTAGAACTTGCATTGAAACATGGAATATTCAAATCAGTTTCTACAAGAATTGAATTGCCAGATGGAACAAAAACATTTGGTAAAACAATCAACAATGAGCCTGAAAAATATTTCACAGAAGAAATTATGCAGCAACTGGATGAATGTGCAAAGAAAGAATTCAAGTATGGAAAGAAGATTGAACCTGTAGAACAAAAAGAACCGGAGTTATTAAATGAATAATTTATATAAAATAATTGAGGATGTTAATCTACCTTATATTGAATTGTTAGATGAATCTGCTGAATTTTCAGGAATTTGTTTTAGATATGGACAAGTTAAATTTAATGAATCTGAACAAGTCTTGACTTTTGATTGGGATATAGTAAAATATAATGACATACCAAAACAAGAATTGAATAAAGAAAAATTAGCAGATATTATTGACAAAGTTATTTTTGATTTAATTCTTTTAAAAGAACAGGAGTTAGTTGGGGTAAATTAATGGAAAACATAGAAACTTATTATACATCGGTACAAAATAAAGATGCAACCTGGCAGGGTATTGGTCTTACAGAAAAGGCTGGTAAATATCAGGGTGTAGTATATCGGTATGGAGAGGTTAAATTTTCAGAAGAAGAAAATCCTGATGGAAGTTTAAACTTATCTTTTGATTGGGAAATGTTAGACTCTAATGGACTTTCACAAGAATCTTTCAAAGATGATTTTAAAAATCTGATAGGAGACATTTTAGTGAATATTCTAGAAACACATGTTAAGGAAGGTAATTTAGTTTATGACGATAGAGGAGACAATACTAGCTCAATTGATGCACAATGAAGAATATGCAAGAAAAGTGATACCATTTTTGAAACATGACTATTTCTTAGAACGAAAAGATAAAGTCATTTTTCAAGAAATTCAAAAATTTGTAGATAGTTATAAAAAGATTCCCACCAAACAATCACTGGAAATTGATCTTGACAATCGCCGTGATCTCTCCGATATAGAATACAAAATGGTTCTTGAAGGAATAAAATCTCTTGAAAATGCTGATGTTGATCAAGAATGGTTGGTCAACAGCACAGAGAAATTCTGTAAAGACAAAGCCGTATACAATGCAATTCTAAAAGGTATCAATATCATTCAAGGCAAAGACAAAAAGTTTTCGCCTGAATCACTTCCAGACATTCTTTCCGAAGCACTTTCTGTAGGATTTGATAATCATGTTGGTCATGACTATATTGAAGATGGTGAATCTCGTTTTGACTTTTATCGTAAGAAAGAAGAAAAGATTGAGTTTGACCTTGAATTTTTCAATAAAATTACAAAAGGTGGTCTTTCAAACAAGACATTAAATATTGCACTTGCAGGTACTGGTGTCGGTAAATCATTGTTTATGTGTCACCATGCAGCCTCATGTTTAATGCAAGGCAAGAATGTATTATACATCACACTTGAAATGGCAGAAGAAAGAATTGCTGAAAGAATAGATGCTAATTTGATGAATGTTCCAATGTCAGAACTAGAAACAATTTCTAAGAAAATGTTTTCTGACAGATTGGAAAAGATTCAAAAGAAAACCCAAGGCAAGTTGATCATCAAAGAGTATCCAACTGCTGCGGCACATTCTGGACATTTTCGTGCATTGATTAATGAATTGGCACTAAAGAAATCATTCCGACCGAATATTATTTTTATTGATTATTTGAACATTTGTGCTTCATCAAGATTCAAGTCAAATGCAAATGTTGGATCTTATTTTTATGTCAAGGCAATTGCAGAAGAGTTAAGAGGTTTGGCTGTAGAAAATGATGTTCCAATTATGAGTGCAACACAAACTACCAGAGGAGGTTTTGCAAATTCAGATGTTGATTTGACTGATACATCAGAATCATTTGGTTTGCCGGCAACTGCTGATTTGATGTTTGCATTAATCAGCACAGAAGAAGTTGAGAAATTGAATCAGATTATGGTCAAGCAACTAAAGAACAGATATAATGATCCTGGTGTGAATAAAAGATTTGCAATTGGTGTGGATCGTAGTAGAATGAGATTATATGATTGTGAACAAACCGCACAACAAGATATTCAAGATTCAGGCAATCCAGATTTGGATATTGGAATTCAGCCAAAGTATGAAAGGTTCAATGATTTTAAAGTTTAGAATGTTATAAATAATTAAAGATAAAGACATAGGAAATAATTATGCAAAGTTTTAAAAAATTTATAACAGAAAATAGCAAACCTTCCGGAGCAGAATTTGAGAACATTATATGTTGTGCTTATAATATGATGTCTCAAGGAGTTAGTAAAGAAGAGGCTATAAAATTAGCAGAAACTCAATGGAAAAGTGCAAAATTTGATCCTTGGTTAGAAATAGGAAAAAAAATTGTTGAAAGTTCTTTTGGTTCTAATCCTAAAGGCATAATGAAACATTATGGAGCATCTTCTGCTTCTTTAAATAAAAATTGGGATATGTATTTTGTTAAAACGACAGGTAAATCAGCGAGTTCAGCAACAAAAACACCCAAAACTGATATGTATATAGGAAATATGCACATTAGTTTAAAAAAATATGGAGGTTCTCAATTAATGAGTGGAGGTCAAGCAGAAACTCTTGCTACCTTTGCAGCCGCTTATGATAATTTACCGGCAAATATAAAAAATAAAACTTTAGAAGAGGGTTGGAATAATTTAACTAATAGAATTGAAAATGAGTTTGTAAAATTTAAACTACCTAAAGGTAAGAAAATTAATGATTTTAAAGATGCTATTAAATTAGGAATAAAAGATGACATTACAAATTTTATTAAAAGTCAATTAGAGAAACAAACCGAAATGACAAAGGCACTAGAATCGTTGTTATCTTTACCCGAAGTTCGTAAAGAAGTTGTTAGAGAAGCAATGACAGGAAATAAAAAATTTGAAGATTCTTTACCAATAGCGACACATGTCATGAAATGGGATGAGAATGGAAATTCACAAAATATAAAAATTGATGATAGATATGTTTCTTATGTTGCATCTAAAACAACTTTTAATATTTCTTTTAAAACTGCCGGAACTGGTAAAGGAGCATGGACTGCAACAAAGGGCATATTTAATGAATCATTTGATCATGCATGGAATAATAGTCTCATAGAATGTTTAAATGAGGGAATATTTGATGTAGTTTCAAAAAAAATTAAAAGTGGAATTAATTTTTTAAAAACTCTTTTATTTAAAATGTTAAGGTACATTTGGACAAAAATAAAAAAAATGTTACTATCTGGATTTGAATATGTAAAAAGTATTTTAGGAATTCAATTAGTATCAAATGATCCTATAACAAATTTTTAATGATAAACTTTAATCAATTTCTTGCTGAAGGCAAAGAAAACAAAAACCTACATCTAGAACACATAGAAGACCAAATCATGAATTTTGGTATTGATGGTGGTCGTGCAGCAATCAACTTTCTCCGATCATTGAGAGACATGCTTGCTGGTGGTTCTCGTTCTTCCGTGAATATGACTGTAAAGTGGGATGGTGCACCCGCAATCTTTGCGGGCATTGATCCTGCC